AGCGTTTCTTTTCGATCTTAAGATAGACCCTACCGGGTGGTTCGCGCGGTCAGGGCTGTGACGACAATAGCCACGCTTTTGGGAATTTTGTTCCTCTCTTTTTCCCAATTCGTGATGGAACGCGGTGAAAAACCGAGCTGTCGCGCGGCCTCCACCTGCGTCCAGTGCAGGCGTTTGCGAAGTGCAATGAATTCGGCGGCTGTCACTTTTCGTTTTCGATGGCTTCGATTTTTTCCTTGATGCGTACGTGTGCATCCTGTCGCATCTGGTCGGCCCAGATGATGGATAGCGCCTTCAGGTTTTTTCCGACGATATTGGCTTCGGTATCGGCGTCTTCGCGCTCTACCAGGCCAGCCTTGAACTTCTTTTGCAGATCAAACATTGAGTCGCTAAGCAACCATGCTTTTTTCTGAATATTGCTTTCGTTGTTCATGATTTTTCCTTGATTAAACGGATGACTTTCAACTGCTGACGCTTGGCCTCAATAAGTTCTGGTGGAATTTCTGAGCGTTTGATGTCTGTCTTGTACCGAATCAAGCTGACGACATAGTTATCTGTCAGGTTTTTGCTGGCTTTCCTATCTGCTGCGCGACCTTCTTCTACATGATTTTTTGCGTATGCAGCGGCCCGTTCCTTAACTTTTTCCGGATATTTTTTATTTGATTTGGCAACCCATTGCCTTGATTTTTCGCGATTGGCTTCATGCCAGGCTAGTAGTTTCGATCTGGCTTTTTCTTTTGATGCTTTGGCCCGTGCTAGTTGCATAGCCTCGAATTCTTGTGGATTGGCTTCACGCCACGCGATGACTTTGGCTTTTTCTTGTTTTCGTGCAGCGCGCTGCTGAGCTAGTAATTTTTCTTTGTTCGCTTGATAGTGGGCTCGGCGATCAGCATTAAATTCTTCTCGGTCTTCCTTACGCAGGGTCAACTGATTGCCTAATATTTTTTCTCTATTCGCTTGGTAGTAGGCGGCTGCAGTGGCTTTGATTTTTTCCTTGTTTCGCTCGTAGTAGCTAGTGGTGAATTTTCGTGGTGTTGGTTGTGGCCCGGTTGGTATGTCAGAACGTGTTTTCCATTTATCGTTATCGCAGGCTCTGCACTTTTTGCTAAGCCCGTCCCGCCTGCTTCTATCTTTTGAAAACGCCGTCAACGGCAGCTGATTTCTGCATTTCGAGCACTGCTTGAGCTGTTCCATCGAACAGAAATTAAGCAAATGTGCTGATTTTGTCAAGAGGAAAAAACCGTGAAGCCAGGACCCAAACGAACGCCATCCAACGTGCATGCGTTGCGCGGCAATCCTGGCCATAAAACGTTTCTTGACCTCAGCGATGATGTGCGCCCGGAGACCGAGCTGCCCAGCCTGCCCAAGCACTTGCTGCCCGAAGCAAAAAAAGAGTGGAAGCGTATTTCGACGGAGCTGATGAAGTACGGCCTGATCAGCCAGCTCGACCGGGCCGCGCTGGCGCTGTATGTGCAGGAGTGGGCCTGGTGGGTGTGGCATGAAAGCGCCCTGCAGGCAGACATTGCCAACGCCGCGGCGGCGCGCGAATCGTTTGACGCCCGCGAGCAGCAGAAGGTGACCGAAGCGGCAGCGCGTGGACAGGTTTACACGGTCAAAGCTTATGCCGGCGTCGACGGCTTCACCCTGGGCACGCCTAATGGTGGATTTACCTACAACCCGCACTGGGTGGCACGCAACCGGCACGCTGCCGGCGTTGACCGCTTTCTGTCAGGGTTCGGCCTGTCGCCCAGCTCGCGCGGCCGCGTCAGCCCTGGCACCCTGCAGGGCGATTTGTTTGATGACAAGGCGCGCGAAGGGGGATGGAACAACCTGTAGTAGCGACGTACTTTGGAGACATAGCCACCCAGTACGCGCGCGACGTAGTTTCGGACGCGATACCGGCCTGCAGGTGGACCAAGCTGGCGTGCGAAAGGCACCTGCGCGACCTGGAGCGCGCGGCGGCCGGCTGGCTGTACGAGTTCAACCCGGTTTTAACCAGGGCGGACGGCAAGGCCTACCGGCCCGGCGAGCACATTTGCATGTTCGCGCAGCTCATGCCGCACATCAAGGGCGACTGGGCCGCGCGGCGCGAGCTGATTGTGCTGCAGCCATGGCAGGTATTTATCCTGGCCTCGATCTTTGGCTGGGTGAACGTCACCACCAAAAAACGGCGTTTCCGGGTGGCCGATCTGTTCGTTCCGCGCAAGAACGCCAAGTCCACGATTGGCGCCGTCGCCGGCCTGTATATGCTGGGCGTAGATAGCGAGTTCGGGGCCGAGGTGTACAGCGGCGCGACGTCGGAGGACCAGGCGCTGGAGGTGTTCCGGCCCGCCAGGCTCATGGCGCGAGCCACCCCGCAGTATCTGGCGCGTTACGGCGTGGTGGCTAATGTCAGCAACCTGTCAGTCGCCGAAACGAACAGCAAATTTGAGCCAGTGATCGGCAATCCCGGCGACGGCGCCTCGCCCTCATGCGCGATCGTCGACGAGTACCACGAGCACAAGCGCGCCGACCTGTACGACACCATGAAAACCGGCATGGGCGCGCGCAGCCAGCCCTTGCTTTTGGTGCTGACCACCAGCGGCACTGATGTAGCCGGCCCCTGCTACCAGCACCAGGTCGAATTGCAGAAAGTACTCCAAGGCGTTCGCGAAGACGAACAGAGATTCGGGATTATCTACACGATTGACGACGGGATTGAATGGACCAGCGAGCCCGCGCTGCGCATGGCCAACCCGAACTTCGGCATCAGCGTAGACGCCGATTTTTTGCGTGGTCAGCAACGCGAAGCCGTCGACAACCCCCGCAAGCAGAACACCTTTAAAACCAAACACCTCAATATCTGGTGCGCGGCGGCCTCGCCCTGGCTCAATCTGCACAAGCTGCAGCAGGCCGCCGACGAAGCGCTTAGTCTGGATGATTTTGCTGGCGAAACGTGCTGGGACGGCCTCGATCTGGCATCCAAAATTGATATCGCCAGCCGCGTCAAGCTGTTCCGAAAAGAGATCGAAGGCCAGTACCACTACTACGCCTTCAGCAAAAATTATGTGCCCCAGTCCGCCGTAGACGCGCCAGATAACGCCCACTACCAGGACTGGGTGACGCGCGGCGAGATGACCGCCACCGTCGGCAACATGATCAACCTCAAACAAATCGAGGAAGAGCTGATAGCCGACGCTGAAAAGTTTGTAGTCAGCGAGGTCGCGCTGGACGCCTGGGGTGCGCGCGAAATGGCGCCCAGTTTGATGGAGCAGGGCTTCACCGTGATCGACGTGCCCATGCAATTACGCTACCTGAGCGAGCCCATGAAGCACATTCAAGCTTTGGTCGAAGACGGCCGCTTTCACCATGACGGCAACCGTGCGTTTATCTGGATGTTGAGCAATGTAGAGGTCTATCCCGACCGCTACGAGCGGATTTTTCCGAGAAAACAGCGTGCAGAAACCAAGATTGACGCCGCAGTCGCGCTGATTCTAGCCATGGGCCGGGCCATGCTGAACACAGAACACGGTTTCAGCCTGGATGAATTCCTGGCCAACCCCATCATCGTTTAAAAATTTCGCGGTGGTCCGTAGTTAGAGCCCGCCTTTGAGCGGGCTCTTTTTTTGGCCACCGGATAAAAAAGAAAGGCCCTGATGTCGTACCAAATGCCCGATGCAAACCAGCTCGGGCGCATCAGCACCCGCCAGGCGCTGCCGGCCCGCGTCAAGTCCGCGATTGCCGGCACCATCGCCGGCGGCCTGGCCGGCTGGATGGGGCGCGTGATTGGCCTGGGCGACGGCGCATTCTGGAGCCAGTGGTATAGCGCCAATAACTTCAGCGGCAAGCGGGTAACAGTCAATTCCGCGCTGCAGCTCAGCGCCGCCTGGGCCTGCGTACGGCTGATTTCAGAGACGCTATCAACCCTGCCTTTCAATGTTTTGCGGCAGGCCGCCAGCGGCGCCAAGGTGTCCGATACCCAGCACAGCCTGTACGGCCTGCTGCACACGCAGCCCAACACCACCATGACGGCCGCCGTGTTCTGGCAGTGCTACATCGCCAGCCTGCTGCTGTGGGGCGTCGGGTATGCCGAGAAGCACTACAACGGCGCGCAGTTGGTCGGCATAGAGTTTTTACAGCCCGACCACGTGATGTACTGGCGCGAGACAGACGGCAGCGTGACCTGGTATTACAACGACCCCGTCAGCCGAGAGACGCGCATCATCCCCGAAGCGGCCATGTGGCGTACCCCGTTTTTTACGCTCGATGGCTTCACGGCAATCTCGCCAATCGCCATGGGCGCCAATATTTTTGGCGGCGCCATGGCCGCTGACGAGGCCAGCGCCAACACCTTTGTCAACGGCATGAAATCCAGCGGCCTGGTGACGGTGGACGCGGTGCTCAAGGGTACCCAGCGCGATGAGATCCGCGCCCACGTTAAAACCGTCAGCGAAGGCGGCGGCGTGTTTGTATTGGAAAAGGGCGCCGACTACAAACAGCTGACCATGAACCCGCAGGATGCCGAGCTGCTATCCACACGCGAGTTTCAGATTAGCGAGATATGCAGGTGGTTTCGCACAGATCCCGCGCTGGTCGGTCACGGCAGCAAAGACAGCAATTGGGGCACGGGCCTGGAAGAAAAAATGTTGTGGCTGGTGACCATGACGCTGCGCCCGCTGGCCGTGCGCATTGAGCAAAGCGCCCGTATGGCGCTACTGCCGGTGGCCGAGCGCCCCACGGTAAGCGCTGAGTTTAATTTTGACGGGTTGCTGCGCGGCAATACCGCTGTACGCGCCGCGTTTTATACCGCCATGACATCGAATGGCCTTATGACCTCAGACGAATGCCGGGGCAAAGAAAACCTGCCACCCATGGGCGGCAATGCCGCGGTTTTGCGCGTCCAAAGTGCGCAAATAAATATTGAAGATATGAACAAAGGCAGCAACGCCGCCGCCAACGCCGCCAAAAATGCCGCGCTTACCTGGCTGGATTTGAATCATCGTGAGCCAACAGACAGCAACGCGTAATTACCTGGTGGCCGCTGCTAAACGCTTTGAAACCGTGCGCGCCTTATTTAAAAATGATGGCTTTGATTTTTACCGCGTGCGCCAGCCCGGCCTGCCGATCTCGCGCTATTTTTGTACCAAAAACTGCTTTGAGTCGGACTTTGACACGCTGGCCGATGCGCTGGTGTGGCTGGACCAGTACAAAGTGCGCAAGACCTCACTGGAGGCTGGCGATGCCCAATGAAAAGCCGCGCTGCTGCACCGACTGCAGGCACGTCCAGCTCGAAGGAAAAAAGACGCTGGAGCGCATGGTCGCGCTCGGTTTTGTCGGCTGCGCCCGCATGGAAATATGGCAGTTTCCATCGTCAGGCTTTGCCCGTAAATGCAAAATGTTTGAGGCCGAACCCGCGCCCGCCACGCAACCCGAAGGAGCGCTATTTTGAAACTGGAAATCAAAGACCTTGAATTCACATTCGAGTTAAAAGCCACCGGCCTTGCCGGCCGCTTCACCGGCTACGGCAGCAAGTTTGGCAATATGGACTCGTACAGAGAAATCGTCGCGCCCGGCGCTTTCAAGGAAAGCCTCAAGACCCGAAAAGAAAAAGGCATGGTCCTGCCCATTTTGTGGCAGCACCGCAGCAGCGAGCCGCTGGGCAAATACGACGTGGTGCGTGAAGACGACACCGGCCTCTACATGGAAGGCCAGCTCATGATTGACGACATCGCCCAGGCCAAAGAGACCTACGCCCTGATCAAGGCCGGCGTCGTCAACGGCCTGTCGATTGGCTACTACGTGCGCTCTGACAGCTATGACGAAAAAGAGCGCATCCGCACGCTGACCAAGCTCGATCTGGTCGAGACCAGCATCGTCACTTTCCCCGCTAACGACCAGGCGCGGATTGACACCGTCAAGTCATTCGACCAGCTGGTCAAAAGCGGGCGCCTGCCCACACTTCCCGAATTTGAAAACTTCCTGCGCGAGGCAGGCGGTTTTTCTAAATCTCAGGCCACGGTTGTCGCCGGCCATGGCCTGAGCAAACTGCTTTCCCGGAGTGAGTCCGGTGGCAACCCGG